AGAAATCTAAGCGTTGGACACTTAATACAGCCGATGACGTAACTGGAACTCTTGCTGAAGGTGACGACTTTGAATTGGTTTTAATCCCCAAGGGTGCTAGAATTCGTGGTGGTAAAATCCTATTTGAAGCAATGGGAACCGACATGACTGCTGATATCGGTCTAAAAGGAGCAGACGGTAGCGGATATATTGACGCTGCTGGAACTGTAGCTGATGATCCTGATTTCTTTACTTCAACTCCATTAGATGTGAGTGCAGCTGGTGAAGATACGTTTGGAGATACTCTTGGTGATAATTATGATTACCAATTAGAGAAAGACTGCTACTTGACTGTGACTACCGACGATACTGGTGGGGCAGATGCTTGGGCAGACGATAAAGACTTCAACGGCTATATCGACTTCATTTGCGGATTATTCTATTCGTAATCTCGTCCACAACCTTAACCGGACAGTTTGATCAGCTGTCCGGTTTCCTTGTATATAATTATGAGTGCAATATCAAAAACTAGTATCGCAAACGTAGCAGCTTTAGCATTAGGAAATGAACCGTTACAAGATATCGGGGAAGATTCTGATTTTGCAATTTTAGCAAACAATAGATTTGATTATTGCCTTGGGGCTGTAGCACGTATGCACGAATGGACGTGCCTAACAAAGCGTGTTATATTAAGCCCATTAACAGATAGTCCAGAGTTCGATTGGGATTATCAGTTCGTTTTGCCAAGTGATCTAATAAAGATACTTAGCGTAAAAGACGAACAACTGAATTTATTAAAGTATGAGCCACAGGGAAGTAAGATACTATCTGACTATAATGTCATTTATCTTAAATACATCCATACCCCTACTGCACTAGGAATAGTTGACCATCTATTTGCAGAAGCATTAGGCTACTACATAGCAAAAGACTTAGCGTTTAAAGTCACTCGAGACGATAAGATCGTGCAAATGATTGAATCAAAGTTTCAAAGAGCAATGCAGCAAGCAAAGAAAGAGGACTTTAACGAGAACGATAAACAAATGGTTAAGCCCGACAGATTAATGTCTGCAAGGCATGGTTATTCCAGAATACACTCACAATATGTAGATTCACGAAATCACGACTATACTAATCTAGTTCCATAATCATGGCTATAAGAGTTGCAAAGAATAATTTCTCAAGCGGAGAATTAAGCCCTAGACTTCATGGACGAGCTGATGTAAAGCAGCACGATAACGGTGTAGCCGAAATGAATAACTTCTTTTTGCGAAAAAATGGAGGTTGCTATAGACGTTCCGGGTCATTGCTTATTGTTGAGCAACTAAGTAATTTATATAAGTCCAGAATTGAGGACTTTAAGGTAAATACGGAAAATACTTATGCCATCGAGTGGAATAGATTTATTGCAAGACCAACTTTTAATCAAAGCCCACTATACGAAGCAGAGTTGTCCATCTATGGAACTCCGGTATTAAATCCACTTACGGTTTCAATCGCATCACATACCTATACTGCCGGGGACTATATTGATATATTTGATTCCCTTGGAGCAATTGAGTTAAACGGAAGAACATACAAGGCAGCATCCGTTGGAACCAATTTAATAAAACTAAGTGATGTTGATGGGAACCTTATCGATGCCAGTGCTTTCGGAGCTTACACTTCTGGTGGTGCTACGTTCAAACACATAGTATTCTCGCACATATATGACGAGACTAGGCTAGAAAAATTAACATTCGCTCAAAGGGCTGATAATTTATATATCGTTGACGGTGCAAACCCACCGCAGCTATTAACTAGGCAAAGCGATGCTCAATGGACAATCGAAAGGTTTTACACTAAGGATGGTCCCTATCAGGCAATCAATGATACAGCTATAACTCTTACCGCTTCAGGAACTACCGGGAGTGTAACAGTAACGGCAAGTGCTTCTCTATTTCAATCTACAGACGTAGATCGCTTAATAAGCCCTACAGTGGGAGGCACAAGGGGCTGGGGAACCATTACAGCATTCACTAGCTCAACAGAGGTTACAGTGTCCATATCGAGCGATTTCGGTGGAACTACTGCAACTTCAGAATGGAGGCTAGGAGCTTTCTCGGATACAACAGGATGGCCTAGAGCAATAACATTTCACGAGAATAGATTAGTATTTGGTTACACCGACACCGATCAACAAAGATGGTGGACTTCTAAACCAGATGACTACCCAAGGTTTGATCCAACAGAACCAGATTTAACAGTGCTTGATAATAATGGAATCAACTTTGAGTTATCATCAAAGGATTTCGATGCAATCACTTGGCTTGAATCAGGAGTCGGTTTATTTATTGGAACAGTTGGTGGGCCACACTTAGCGACAGCTTCCGGTGGTTCATTGACTCCAACTAATGTCAGAGTTAAGAAACAAAATGGTGTAGGATCTAATTTAATACCGCCAGTTCTTGTAAATAGCACAGTTCTATATACAGCAAGAACAGGTAGGCAAATAATGGATCTGTCATATAATTTTGATATTCAATCGTTTGAATCATCAGAGTTGTCAAATATAGCAGAACATCTATTCAAGAATGGCACAAAAGTCGTAGACACAGCATGGCAACAATTCCCGGATGGGAACGTTTGGTATGTATTGGATAATGGAACCTTAATTGGAATGCTATACGACAGAGTTCAAAACGTAGTAGGATTCCATAAACATCAATCGGGAGGGACTTATGTTGCCGAATCCCTATCAAGCGGATATGTTAATGTTGGCGATAGGTATCGCATTACTAATAATATTGGCGGCGCAGACTTTACAGAAGTAGGTGCAGCAGATAATGAAATTGGAACTGAGTTTATTGCTACAAATATTAATCCAACTTGGGGAAGTGGAACTTTAGATCGGATTATTAATGGAGTTATTGAATCAGTAACAGCAGTAGCAAGTAGCGACTTAAGAGAAGATCTCGTTTATATTACCGTTAAAAGGACCATAAATGGGGCTACAAGACGTTTTGTTGAATACTTTAACGTAGAGCATAACCCATCCCATAATCAGGACTACGATGAAGCCGTATTCGTTGATTCATCAATTACATACTCAGGAGTAGCAGCAACAACATTTGGAAACTTATGGCACCTAGAGGGTGAAGAAGTTCAAGCATTTGCAGATAATGGGGTCCAGCAACCATTAACAGTTACAAATGGACAAATTACTCTTGATGATTCAACCACTACTTTAAAGGTTGGATTTAAATATGAGAGTAGATTAAAGTTTTTACCATTCGAAATACAGACGAAATCAGGATCCACCTTCTCCGCTAAAAGAAGTATCAATAGACTTTTGGTTAGAATTGATAACTCAGTTGGTATAAAACATGGAAATAATCCACTAGACTTAAGGGATATTCCATTTCGTAAACCACAAGACGAAACCGATGTTCCAGAGAATATGGTCTCTGAAGATGTAGAACTATTGGGTGTTTCTAATTGGGATCGAAGGAATGAATACTATCTTGCTTCAGATTACCCACTTCCGTTAAATATATTATACGCACTAGTTGAAATGGAGGTTGGAACATGAGTATGACAATGGAAGATATTGATAAACAAATAGTTGAGAATCCTATTACCAAGGAGGAAGCAAGAGAGCAGTTTGTAAGAATGACTGAGTACTTTGGCTTAAAGCACACTTTTACTTTTGATGAAGCGTGGGAAGCTACGCAAGAATTGAAAAGAAGAAGAGAATATCGAGAGAATGTTGCTAAGTTTCAGGAAGAGTGCCTCAAGAATGGATCCATGCATTCAGGTGAAATCGTAGACGAATACAATCCATTAAAACACTCGTTTGCAGATGGTATGTATATTCGTGAGATAATTAATCCTAAAAATCAACTCCTTGTAACTAAAATACATAAGCAAAAACACCCATTTTTCTTATTATATGGAAAGATGAGCATTGTTACAGAAAATGGAGTAGAGCACCTAGAGGGACCAAGTTACGGAATAACATCACCGGGAACCAAAAGAATAATTTATACACATACAGAATGTAAATTTGTTACTGTTCAAAGAACAGACAAAACAGATTTAGACGAAATAGAGGAAGAGTTAATATGTAAGGACTTTAGTGACCCGGCAGTTACTTCTGAAGATTTAGAACTTTTAATGGGAGGATTTAAACAATGAGTTGGGCTGCGACAATTGCAATAGGGTCTAAGATGACAATGGACTTCTTCGGAGGTATGAAGTCATCTAAAGCCAAAAAGAAAATGGCTGTCCAGACAATGAGGGCAGCTCGTTTTAATGCTACAATTTTAGAGGGAAACGCAAAAGAAGTACTAGAAACCGCTAGGATAAATTCAGATATTGCTCTGTATAATGTAGATGCAATTCGAAGAGCTACGGCATACAATGAACTTACAGCACTAAAAACTGCCGAGCAAATAGAGCAATCAACAGAGCTTGAAGCAGAAAGAATCTGGACCCAAGCTAAAAGAATGGCAGCAACTCAAACGGTTGCTTACTCGGGCACATCAGGTGTTGATCTAGGTGGTTCTGCATATGATGTAATGCGAGACACAGAGCTAGAGAATAACCTAACCGCTTTAATTACAATTTCAAATGGACTCCGAGAGTCAGATTATCATAAGTCGGAAGCAACCAATATTGCCGAAAAAGGAAGTATGGATGCATGGAATTTAGACCAACAAAGGAAAGAAGAACTAAGACTTGCAGCTATTAACTCGGAGAATTTAAAGAAGGAAGCTCAACTTGTAATGATGAAAGGTGAGGCATCTGCATCTAGTTACAAGGCACAAGCTAGAAGCGATTTATTATCTACTGGTAGCGATTTGGCTGGTAGTGCATATGCAATGTCTGGTCAATTCGGTGGCGGTGAAAAAGGAGAGGAAACATAATGGCTAAGATACCAACAGCACAAAGTTCTAATCAATTGAGTAAGGTCGTTGGTCAAGCTACTAAAGACTACAACCTACAGACAACTAAAAGATCACCGGGATTACAAACATCTCAGATGGACGTATCTCATTTATATGATCCAACTGGTGATTTAGCATTAGCAAAAAGCTATAAGCAAATTGGTAATGTTGTTGCTACTATTGGTCTTGATATTCAAGAAAAGAAAGACAAGACGGAACTAGCTAGGTATAAAAATGAAATAGATGAATTCTTCGGGGGTGTAGAAGCCAAGGCCAAGAACAACCCGCAAACCGAACAATACAATCTAAATAAGCAATTACAAAAAGACTTTAAAGAGGGATACCTAAGCAAGA